GTTGCATCTATTATATACGAAGTTTTATCAGCAGGAACATCTTTTGCCTGTATTTGCTCAACTGTTAATCCGCAGTTGTCAGTAGGAATTATTATCGCAACAGTTCCATTGTCTTGCATATAAACGATTCTTTTATCAGAGTTTGCCATAGTTTTTACTTATATACTAGTTTTCTATAATCATAAAGGAAACCATAACTTTATCTACTGTCTCTGCTGAACTTGTATCTTTAAAAGTTCTTGATTTAAAACTAGAAGAACTAATAGTACTATTACGAATATAAAGACACCCATGACTACCATGACCTGCATTATCTTGGCTTATACAATGTGTAATTATGTAATTTGAACTACTCATATTACTGGAAAAATTAACTTGATATCCACCCACTTCATTATCAGTTATTGAACTCACGTTAAAAGATTGTCTGATAGACACACTTCCAGTGCCTTTTAAATTAACAAAAGCCTTTACTCTTCCATTTATATTAGTTAAATTAGCACCACTTACGGCAGGTAAAGTTGAGGGAAAACGTGAATTAGGTATAGTTCCTGATGTTAAGCGACTTGCATTTAAATTTGTAAGATTTGCACCACTAACAGCAGGTAAAGTTGATGGAAATCTTGCGTTTGGAACCGTGCCAGAAGTTAAATTACTAGCATTTAAATTACTAAGACTTGTTGTAGCTGATGCAAAAGATAAATTTCCTGATCCATCAGTTTTCAAAAATTCTCCATTATTCCCGTCATTTACTGGAAGAGTAAGAGTGAAGTTAGTAGATATAGTGCTTGGTGCTTGTAATGCTACGAAATGACTACTATTTGAATCTCCAAACCTTACATCTCCTCGTGATCTAATTGTTAATCCATTAGAGTCAATAATTAGTCTTTCTGTACCAGCAGTTGTGAATCCTATTGTATTTGATGACCTGCGATACATTCCTGTATCTGTGTCTCCACTAAAAGAAAAAGCTGGACTCTGTGATCCTGATCCAGCGTTGCCTAGAAGTTCACCTGTCATAGTACCACCTGCAACAGGTAATAATCCTAAGTTTGCAGTATTAACAGGACCGATAGTTGTAAAACCAGTATTTCCAGAGTTTCTAATTTTTAAATTATTATTATCTGCGGTATCAACATAAGGCATAAATGCTTCTGTATTAGCAGGATCACTACCACCACTATTTAATGTTTTTATTGCACTAAATACAGCATTTAAGTCACTACGGACAGAAGCTCCCGAAGCATTTGCAATATTATAATCTGAAACTTGAGCCATGAACTAAAAATTAACCACCTTTACCATATCCTACAGCCGAAAAAGTAAAAGATCTATCTACAAAACTAGTACCATTTTTAACAGTTACAGTAAATCCTGTGCCTGATAAGTTTGTAATAGTAAAGAAATCACCTGATTGAGCGTTTTGTATAGTAATTCCAACAGAAGGAAGAAACGCATTTGCACCTCCTAATGATGAAGTACCTACAAAAAATGG